TAATAGTATCCGGTAGAGCACCGTTCTCAGCGAGAGTGGTTTACTCTTAATCTCCACCGCCTGAAGCGGCTGCTCTAGCCGTGATCACTCGCCAACCACTTTGATCCCAAGGCTTCTTCGGTAGGATCCCGAAGACATTGGCTTCCTGATTGAATTGACTCCAAACCTTCTTTCCGAAGATCGCTTGGTAGATTCCTGCAGTCGTTGTGAGCACCGGGGCATCCGCTTTCGCGATCGCTCCGACGCCGAAACCATAGTAGTAGGCTTCCATTTCCTCTACAGTTCTGAAAGGAAGTCCCATACTAGGTTCCTCCCTGTCTCGTTTTGGCCGCTAATGCTTCTACCTCACTCCAAGACATCTTATGGATCTCGGAGAGAGTAGGACCTTTAGCTCCGGAGTCCGGAGGTCCACCGGCTGAAGGTAACGGGCTTCTCTTGTCGGTTGCTGGAAACATCTTCTGAATCTCTGCGAGTACCAAGGGAATTGTTTCATCAACAAGTTCCTTCTTGGAGGGATACGGATGCTTCTCAGGCTTCTTCGCTTTCTCATCTTCTGAGCCTTCAGCTGCCCCGCCTTCGCCCTCCTCTTCCTTCTTCTTGGGGTAGGGATGTTTCTCAGGCTTGCCCTTCTCCTCGCCTTCTCCCTCTCCTTCCTTCTTGGAGGGTGGAGGATACTTTTCGGGTTTCGGTGCAGCCTTGAGTTCTTCAAGGGCGCCCAGAACCTTCTCAAGAAGTCCTTTAATCTCCATTAGAAGTGGAGACGGAGTTTCAGGAACGGAGCCGGGTGCAGCCTTCTCAGTATTCGAAGTACCGACATTCGGCTGACCTGAACCTGATGGCTTCGTGTCTTCAGTCTTGCCGTCTGGCATTTTTCGATCATTCTCCTTTCGGATTGATTCCGCCCCTTGTTCCAGAGCCGGTTTGACCTGTTTTCCCAAGGTCCCAGTCTCCGCCGTCAATTCTTCCAGGCTTCGACTGATCTCACCCTCATCGGGTTTGACTAGGAAGGATAACGCTCCCGAACTCGACTTCATGAAGAGGTAGGGAGCTAGCATGCAGGAGGATCCGCATTTACCGCAGGGCCCTCCTTCTATGATTGAGAACTTCGCAGCTGGATTCATTCCTCTTTCGCAGATTGAGATCTCGTAGAGTTCCAGGTCTTTCACTTCGAGGTAGCAGTTTCCTCGGTTGCAGACTATCTCGCGGCTTAACGCTGTGCCGGCGATGCTGAAGGCTCTCAGTTGGCCGCTGAGAATTCTATTCCAAACCTCATTCGCAAGCGAGATGTCGTCTCGAATCTGGGCGACTATGAAGAGTCCTGCATCGTCTACATGGGTGGTCCAATGGTTGCCTTTGGAATCTGTGTACTCTGGTAGACATTCGCCTACTTGAACGTTTGAGTGGATGAGCATAATGTTGCGGTACGGTTCAGCTGCCATGAACCTTTGAAGAGCTCTACTGAGAGCTTTAATCGGGACCAGCTCACCTTCTTTATCCACGATGGCCACTGAAGCATATCCGGCGATTACTCGAGGCGCAACCTCAATCTTCTCGAGGTCTCCTTTGAGTACGAGGGTTAGAGTCTTCTCTCCGGGTCCAGCTGAGGTTCGCCGCATCAGCCAGAACTTTGAACCCGGCTCTTCTCTTTGAAGAAGCCAGACTCCCTTCAGCTTCCCTCCGAGGAATTGAAGTTTCTTCAGATTAACACTGTCCTCGAGAAGGAGGACTTCTCCATGTTCAAGCATGCTGATGTAGGCAGGAGTGTCCAGGGTTGGGTTGAGAGGATTATATCCCTTCTCCCCTTCCTTCGCTCCATGAGAAGGCTCTAAGTATTCAGGTTCCTTCTCTCCCAGCTTCATAGAGGATTTGTCGCGACAAGGCTTCTCATGGCCGGATACTTCATCGTTGATCTGAGGATTCTGCTCCATGACGAGATGAAGCAGCTCAGGTTTACCGACGTCTACTCTAAGGTCGAAGTGCTGTTCACTAGGTCCAACTCGGATAACCTCGACTTTCTTCCAGTAGTGCCATTGGAGAACGTAGGGATAGCTGCGGGCCTTCTCCACGTCACTCTTAGTAAGGATCCTGTCGAAGTCAATGTTCAACTCCTTCAGTTTCTCCACAAGTTTCTCCCGAAGTTCTAGGCGCCTCGACTCCTCAGAGGCCTCCCAGAATCTATATTCCTCCGGGATCACCGCGCGGATCTCTCTTGGTAGAGCTGAGAACCCTTTCGGCGGCAGCCATTTCTTATCAACCGCTTCCCTAGTTAAGACGTAGGGAGTTTGATCTACAGTTTGAATGAAGGCCCAGAAGTAGGGATCTTGAGGCTGCTCTTCTTCAACGCCTGGAGGTAGAACTTCAGCCTTCTCGATCGCGAGCCGCCAATGTTCCCGATTCAGACGGCTCACAACTTTGTCGTATAGGTCTCTTGCATGTTCAGTCATGGTGTCCGGGTGGAATCCTCTCTTTCCCCGGATCAATGTCTCCCGAACTATTTTGACGGCGAGGTTGAGGATCTGTTCTTCAGAGTATTTGATTTGAACTCCTCGCTTCTTACTGCTCCACCATGCGCATACGATCCTCCAGTCGTCTCCAAGTTGATCGTCATTCATTTCAGAGGGATCGTAGTTCTCGATATCCTGAATCTTAGCTAATTCCTGTCGGCTGATCTGCCGGAAGACTATGCGACCTTTAATCTTGCCGCTGTTCAGGAAGTATTCGTGGAAGTACGGTTTCTGAGCTCCTGTTTGAATCTCCCCTCTCTCAACGATAAGTAGGACACCTGGGAAATTAGCGGTGGCTCCGACCTCGCCTGGAGGAACGACTCCTTCAAACGTGAACCATGGGAGAGGTTCCTCAGCCTTCCGTCTGGCCCTGAGTTCAGCTGGCCGGAGCGTTCCATCCCGGGTTCTGCGGAGTTTAACTCGACCGGTCTCCCAATCGAATTTCCAAGCTTTAGGATTCTTATGCCATTCCCGGGCCTGAGTCATCGTGGTTACAGGTTCATCTATGACGTCGGGTTGGAGTGGAAAGATGGTCCAGCCGAAGAGAGCTGTCCGTTCAGGATCCTGAAATCGCAGATCCCAGTGACAGCTGCTTCCACGATAATGTTCATCGATTATGAAGCGGTATTCCTTATCCTCATTTAGATATCGGAGGTACGGGTCCTCCTGCTTATAGAAGAGCTCTGAGAATTCAGGTTCATTGATCTCCTCGATGATCGGAATTCGAGGTTTCAAGACTAAGTCGTAAACCGGAACGTAATCCCAGTTTGGACCGTAGGGACTCGCGGTGTATTGGATATCCTTATCCTCGCCGAAGTTTGCTCGAATTATTCGGTCGAGTTTCAGTCGGAGAGCAGCGTCTAAGATGAGATGGAATTTATCTGAGCCAGGTAGATCGTCGGCTCTCAGGATGATGTCGATGTCGTGTGGAGTATGCCGGACCCTCTGTTGATGCTGATATATCAGGCTGCCAGCGAGGCTGATGAATTCGGGTATCCAAACGAATTCAGGCAGCTTGAGTTTAGGAAGCTCCGATGGGCCCTCCTGCTTCCCAGCTATAGACCATCTACCAGGGGTCAATTCAGATAGCCGAGTTAGCACTGAGACCGGGTCGGGTGCATCTTTCTCCGGTACTGGTTCTCGAACTCTCATGACGTAGCCGGCATATCGAGGGTACTTCGGATCTTCACTGTGGTGAATGTTGACTTCTTCACTGGCCACTCGCAGGATGTCTCCGGGCTTCAACTCGAAGGTTGTGGCGTCGCTTCTTCCTATGATCATGTAGTCGCGGCCTTTCCAATGGGCTGTATACTTTTCTCCGATAGCCTCTGCGTAGGCAGCTGATATCGGTCCTACTGCGAGAACATAGTTGAAGGTGGTGGGAACCTTGGTGGGAATCTTCTCGATCACTAATCCGTCGATTTCAAATTCCTTCTTAAGTTTCGCCCAAGTCTTGTTTTGAGGAGCATCATATTTTCCATTGAGAGTCTTGAACATCACGCCCTCTGAGATCTTGCTGAATTCTCTGAGGTCCGTCAGCCTTTCCTCCTACAATCTGCGCAAAGCTGCTTGGTTTCAGTGATTCGTCTAATGACTTTGCCATGGACTTCGAAGGTTGCGACTACTCTCTCCGTAGGTTTGAGGAAGGAGCTGGGAAGTTCTTTCAGGCAGCCGTCGCATTTCAATGCGTCATCAAATTCTCCACGATCTTCGGGAAGTCTGAGCTGTTTCTCTTCACTACGTATCCGAGAGCTTTCTTGCCGAGATCTCTCTCAGGAATCATGAAGTGTATGTGATCGGTGTCTTTGAATTTCGACAGGATCTTCAGGCGTTCTGATAGGGGTTCATCTCGTAGATCGCGGTCTCCCAGCTTCAAGACGTCGAAGACCATGAGATGCAGCATATCGCAGGCGGGTTCAGGATCTGTCTTCGCATTCAAGAAGGCTACGACCATACTCCTGTGGAGAGCTTCCTTCTCCTCGACGTCAAGCATCACTGCTTCACTATCTAAGGTGAAGGAGCCCTCCATTCCAGAGATTTCTTTCACTTGAGTCGGCAGCCGCTTCGAGATGTCTCTAGGCATATCTGAGTAGAACCGGGATTCGGTCCCGGCCTTCTCTATTTGAATCCGCTCTCCATCCCATTTGACTTCAGCCACAATCTCTTGATCAGGATCCTGGAACGCCTTAATCTCCTCTAGATCTGAGAGATCGAAGATTCGGTAGGCCGGCTTACATCTGGACAGATACGCTTTCTCAACTTCAATTCGATCTCCCTTGAGATGAAGCGTCAAACCGTCGTAGGCTACTTTAGCTCCGAAGTTCTCAACTATCTCAGAGAGATCTTTCCCTTCGGATAAGGGTTGAGAGCCGAGATGAGTGAAGTAAATCTCCTTGACGCCGAACTCCCGGGCCATCTTAGTCTGCTTCATCATTGAAGCATGCCCGATAGGCTCGCCTTCAGAGAATCTTCGAATATCCCTGGTTACCGCGGAACCGTCTCCAATGTAGAGCCCCACGTCTCTGAAAGCTTCTTCAGGCCTTGAGATCTCGAGGACATCTGGGAAATAGGCTATCATATGGTCGTTCAATTCTATGCGGAATCCGTGGGCTGGAGCTTTAGTTGAATGAGTTACCGGTATCGGAGTTACCGTGAACGGGCCGACTGTGAAGCCTTCGAAGTCCTTGAAGGTCCTCCTATCCGAAATGTTCAGGAGCCCAGCATCTTTAAGCAGCTTCGAGGATTCCTCGCTCATGTAGACTGGACATTGAACTTCCCCGTCCTTCAAGCCGAAAGCATGATCCGGGTGAAGATGGGTGAGGAGGATCCAGTCGGGTTTTATTCGACCTAGAGTTCCTTTGTGATCCTCTCCGAAGTCGATTAGAAGCTTCACGGAATCCACTGAGGCGAGGAGACTGGAATCTCTACGATGTCCTTCAGACGTCTCCTCAATCTCCCCGAGAGTTCCCAGGAAAGTTAGGTTCACTCCTCCCTCTCGGGCCTTGAATACTACATGGCTGACGAAGATTTGAGTGCCCGGCTGAAACTCATATTCCTTCGGCTGCTTGAACTTCTCTACTAAATCGAATTCATAGAGATACAGCTGCGTCTTATCTGGCCACCATCTCTTCCTCTCGCTCTCAGAGATTCTATGTCGATCCCGGAGATCCTCAAACTGTTTCAGGGAGATCTCTCGAGGTTCGTGAAGTTTGATGATTCCGTAAACGTATTCTCCGAGTAGGTAGAGAGGCTCATTGATGTGAGCTTGGAATTTCACGGACTTTACGATCGCAGTCTTCTCGCCGTTCCAGATCCAGTATGAATGAGGCTCGACCAAATAGAGGCCCGGTAGATCTTGGAGTTCAGCCTTGCCGACGCCTTTGGGTTGAATGAGGTAACTGGCATACCAGGCGCCGTAGTCGCTGTTCCATCCTCCGTTGATCTGCCTGATCTCAAATCCATGTGTGGACCCGAGTTTCCTCAAGAGGGCTTCGATAAGGTCTGGCCAATCGTATTTCCCCACTTCCTTACGATCGGAGAGGTAGTGTTCGCGCCAAGCATCGTCCTGCATGATGCCTCGGATATCTTTGGTAGCTCCGTCTGTTAGGCAGAGGATGAACTGATGTTTCACCGGATAGGCGTTGAAGAAGGCTTGGAGATGCTTGCCGACTGAACCGTATGGATCGAAGTCTACGAGAGTGAGGTTTCGGATTGAGGGTAGGATTTCCTCCATGAACTTGAAGTTGTCCATGTTGAAGTATTCGACGCTGCCGTTCTGCAGTCTTCTCTTAGCTGATCCCAGCTTTCTCTTATCGTCGTCAACTAGGATCAGTCTTTCAGCATGAGGTTTATAGATCTCGCTGACTATGCCTTCCCCGGCGAATAGATCCACTATGGTTCCATGTTTCGATAGATGTTGGACCGCGTCTTGTCGGAGTTGAAGTTTAATCTCTTGAGATTCAGGCTCCACCCCGTGTGTAGGCTCCTTCTTCTCAGCGGGCATGAGTTCTCGGGGACCTCCGGGCCTTCATTATCTCCTGAATTCTCGTCTCATGCAATTTCACTTGGCTCTCTAAGTCTTGAAGGGGTTCCAACGTCTCCTTTTGAATCGAGGTCGCTAGGTTCTCCAATTTCTTCAGTTGACGCCGCAGCTTCTCGATGTCAGATATCTGTCCAGGCATTTGACCTTGGCCGGTGACCTTCAACTCTCCGAATTCATCGAATCCCACTTGGAAGCCGCATTCCAGGTAGATGCGAGCTGTCTCCGCCCTTAGCCGTTCAATCTCTTTCATGCGGAGATCGTCTTCAGCTTCGATTTCATTGAATCGGAAGGACCAGTCGTAGATTTCGAATTTCAGTAGCAGCTGATTGTTGAGGACGTCCTCCTTATTGGCCTGTACTTCCCGGGTAGTTCTGTTCTGGACGTCGATCTGCATCCGCGGATTGTTGCCGGCGCGGCCTGACTCTATGACTGAGACGAAGACTGGGGTTACACCATAGACCGCACATACCGCATCTCGATAATGCTTGTAGTATTCGAGGCTCTGAAGTTTCTCAAGGTCCTCCATGATTTTAATGACTTCAGGAGTCTCTTTCGCTCCGAGGAAGAGGGTTCGAATCTTCTTGCGAGTGGTGCGGATTCCAGTTGTAATATCAACCTTATCCTTAGTCTCTTGAGCTGCTTCAACTCTAGTTCCCAGAGAGTCTACTTCATCTTGACTCATTCCTGGGAATAAGACGACGCTGCCGACCTTGCCTTCCGAGTAAACCTCGTAGCCGTAGTCGTCCATGGCGCCCATGGTATTCAAGAGTTTCCAGAGGGCGACGGGCTTAGGCATTCCGTATAGTTCCGGCAGCACTTTACTACTTGAACTGTGGATGATCTCCTCAGTGGACCATCTTGCTTTGATAGCTCCTTGATGTTGGAAGACATATGCGGTTCGCTTCATCTCTTCCCCGCATTTATCGCAGATCGGCACGTCGGTGGCCGCGGGATCCGTTGCCTTGAAGACGTCGGGAGTGTAACAGGTTGGGCAGAACCATTCGTTATTTCCAAGATGGCCTTTCTCATCAGCTACCATGCGCATATATCGGGAATCTTCGATGTAGACTTCATTGGCCACTGTCTTTCTGAGAGTCTCTCCGGTTTGCGGGTTCACCATCTCCATCTTTGTGAAGGTTACGCTGACATACCAGTCGTCTAAAATCTGATCGTAGAAGATGGCTGATCGAAGCAGGTCTTCCCAACCGTAGTCTCGATTCGGTTTCTCCAGAAGTTTCTCAAGCTTCTGATATTGTGCTTCACTTGGTTTCCTCGTCGCTCCCTCGCAGCCTGCAACCTCGCAGACCGCGATCTCCTTGTCGTATTCGGCTCCACATTTCTCGCATTTCCGAACGAACTTCGCCTCAATCTTCCATCTGGGACCGAGAGCTTCCTGCGTGATCGCTCGGACGACCATTCTGAGAACCCAGTTGGTCTTCCCGATCTCATAGAGGATTTCATAGTTCCATCGGGGCTCCCTGATTATGGCGCCGGGTTGAATTGCAGTCTCAGCGAGAGGAGCTCTCTCACTCTTCTCGATTAGAAATCTGTCTACGATGAAAAGAAGCCTTCTCAAACTTTTCCTAATGCTCCACAAACGGATCCCTCTCAAATATCTATGTACCGGGCTCCCGGCACAAACTTGTCAGTTTCAACATGCTTCATAGCGCAGATGACGCTGTCGCAGCAGTGATCGTTAATCTTCTCAGGCTTGCCGGTCTTCTCATTATAGTGGTATGCCTTCATCTGCTGAACGAGGGTGAAGAACCTGGGATCTATCTCAGGTTTCGGAATCTTGATCAAACCGTTCTCAAGGCGCCAACGGACCCGGCTGATTAGGAAGTCCTTATCTTTACTGAAGATGACTGGAGTAACCATCATGCCCATCCTTGTAAGATCCGCGTTGTCTGCGACAGCCTCGGAGTCTGGGTAGATCGGATAGCTGCCGAAGTCTTCGAAGATCTCCTGTTTGATCTCCGTATAGCTGGTGTCGGTCCAGATTCGACAGTCCCGCAGGATGAGGATGTCACCCTGCTTCTCCCAGAAAGTTAGAACCGCTTGGCCTACGAAGCCCCAATCCAATGCGGTCCATTTCTCAGTGAGAGGATCTTCAGCCGGCGGCGGATACTCTTCAGCTCTCCGCGGATCCTTTAGAGCCTTGTCGATGAGAACGTTATCCCAGACGCGGCCTACCCGTTGACCTATCTCGCCTTTGTATTCGATCAGGTAAGTCTGCTTGTCTAGCACGAGTTCAGCTAAAGCATTATCCTCTTTATTGATCCAGAAACATTCGCTCTCAGGCCACTCGAATCGTTGAAACTTCAATTCTTCAGCTCGCTGCCAAAGATTCACGAACCACTCTAGGTAGGGCTCTTGGCTGGCAGTGCTGACTACGATTCGCTTCGGATATCGGCTTGCTCGGACGAGAGGCCAAGCAGCATTGATCAATCTCGGAGGAACCAAGACAGCTTCATCGATTGAGACGACGTCGGCATCTCCTCCTCTAATGCTCTTGGCGCTTGCAGTAAGCACCTCGAGACAGCCGCCGGCTTTAAATCGTGTGAGAAATCGAGTCGGCTCACTCTGCAAGGCGTTGGGGAAGAGCTCTTGATTGACTACGAGAGGTTTGAAGTAGTCGTAGAGTCGGCTTGCTTGAAGATGGCTGCCGGAGAGATGGAATATTCGAGTAGTAGGATCCCGCAGGAAGATCGAGGCGAAGCCCACTGCGACGGACTTGGTCTTTCCTCCTATTCGATGGACCTTAGCAATCAGCTGGGAGAACTGGGGATCCCGAGAGTAGATAGCCTTGATGAATCGAGTCTGTCCAGGGCTGGGTTGCATATCAGCGTATAGAATAGCTAAGGCTACGGGGTCAATTTGAGCTAGGCTGACTTTCGCTCTTCTCCAATCCTTGGATAAATCGAGCGACGACAAGTCTATCTGCCTCCGACATCTCCTCGAATACCTGCTTCCAGTTGATCTCCTGCTTCACGACTTGGGCTTGAATAATTTGTAGAGGAGTCTTCTGAATCCAGCCTCTTGACTCTAAGAGCAAGCGAGTTGTGTTATTCAAAGCGCCTACCGTCCTAGGATCCAAAGGGTTCTTGGTCCAAGTCTTCTTGATCAAGACGCGGAGGAAAGCGTCTAATCCCTCCCTGGTTAAGAGATCGGTCTTCCTAGGCCAGCGGCAGGGCTTCCGTTGAGGTCTACCGCGTTTACGATGAATATTCTTTGGTGCGCGACGTCTCCCAGGCAAGGATTCCGCATCTTCCTCCGAGTCATGAGCCAGTTGTCAGTCGAAATATGATGTAGAGAACGGTTGAGATTGATCCGGCGAGAGCGGAGAGATAGATCTGCTGTTTTCTCTGCTGAGCCTTATGATTATCGAAATGTTGTCTCACCTTGTCCTTGGTCAGAGGGTAGTCCTCGACGACTCCGCAGACCTTCTTGATTTCCTCAATGAGATGATCTACCTTCTCATCCAGACGGATGAGGCGATCATGGTCGCTTATGCTCTCGCTCATCTGCTCTTCGCCTTCTGATACAGGTTCTCGAGGAGGTCGGCTCCGACGTATCCAGCGGCTCCGGCTGCGACCCATCCGGCGACAGCTAGACCTGGAAAGATGAGCTGCCAAAGCAGACCGCAGAAAGCTCCGACGATGCAGCCTCCGACCATACCTAGATCTAGATCATGGTCCAATCTTCGAGGCAGCTTGATGATGCCAGCTTTACTAGCGATCTGCCGGACCAATGCTCCGAAGGCGCCCATGGCCATCTCGATCAGTACTTCAAACATCGCTTTCATTCCTCGTGAGCGTTCAGTAGTAGACGGCTCTCCCGCTTCCAATGTTCTCAGGATGAAATTCAACTACTCCAAGTCTTACTGCGCAGCCGAGGCAGAGCCATCTTCGAAGTTCAGGTTCCCGCTGGATTATGTAGCTGGTCAAGTTCTCATGTATTCGAGATGTCTTACATTCTTCGCACTCGTTGGGAGATAGCATGTAGAGCAGTCTTCTAAGCTCAAGAGAATCGTTGCCTAGGTCAGACCAAACAGTGAAGAATCTTACGACTCCCTTAAGCGGAGTTATCACACAATGAGACAGATCGT